CAATCTCTCTTGTTCTTCATTCATCTGAGCGTGCCATTCAATCCAACCTGGAATGAATGCTTTCTCGAATGCCGTCGGTGCACCAGAGCCGCGAGAAACTTGATCCGTCATAAGCTGGCGAATCTTTTCCCTGAGAGTGTCGTCATACCCCTTCGTCACAACATTGATATGAGCCCTATTGAACTCGCGCTCAAGTCTTTTCATATCAATAGGCGTTCCGGTCGTCAGCGACTTCATCGCGTGTGGTGAATACCAATTGAAAAAGTCCTCCCAATCTCGCTGGACTCTCACATCCAAAGTGTTCGTGAATGAACCCTCTTGGTCATTGAGAATGCCAGTTGCAAAATCAGCGATAGCAATTCGTTCGGCTTGGTTAATTGGCATTTCATCTAATGGGATATGAACGACCTCGCCAAGCTCGTTCACCATCGGGAAATCGCCTTCGCCCCGAGCAAAGCTTTGTAACGCTTCCCTCATATCGGAGTAAGCAACATGATCGTTCTGCGGAATACTGGTAATCAGCTTGCTAATGGTGGCGACTGCAAACAGACGATCAGTTGCATCGACCATGAGTTGCTTTTCATCATCAAGCCAGTAATTGAACTCATCGCCCTGCTCGATAGCTGCTCGAACTTTGAGTTGGGCGGCACCGACAGTAACCTGATCAGCACCTCCAGCAATGTAGGCGGATACTTCGTCTTGGAGACCGTCAATAGTCTGAAGCTGTAAGCCTCTTGCCTCAGAGTGATCGCGCTCGGCTCTTACACGAATGATGTGATTGAAATGCTCAACCATCTTCACCTGTGCCGAACGTAGCCTTCTGCAAGGGCTCGAAATTTATCAGGTTCAAACGGGTTGTCGGCAGCTATCTTGTTAATGTTCTCAGATACGTCAATCGACAACTGTTGCAGATAACGCTGGCCGACCATCTGAGTGTATTTGCGGTCGTAGATGCTTGGCGCGAGCAGGCCGTTCTCACCAATCGGCACAGTCGGCGCCATGAGGTTGCCGTCACCGTCACGCTCGAAGTTAAGCGCATTGGCAGCAACGATTGCTTCCTGCGTTCGCGTGTCGGCCAGCTTCGCAAATTCACGATCAGCAAAGCTCGCAGCAGTTTTGACCAAAGCAGGGCCAAAGCTTTGCGATGTCGGTAGCCTGACCTGCGCTGTGCGTATTCCGATTTTTCTGGTTTCTCTAGCCACTTGGATTCCCGAATACAGTCAGTGTTTTAGGTTGGGTCGGATTAGGCGAGAACGGCAATCCTTGTGAGCTAATTCCGGTTGGTCCGGTCGCTCCTGTCGTCGCTGTTTTTCCGAGTTGCGATCGCGCATTCAAGCCGCCAGCGACAATGGCAGCAACCTCAAAGATTCCTGCGGTAGCCACTGCCCTGCTGTTGGCTTTTAGAATTGCAATCTGTGCAGAGACGCCAGCTCGGGCAGAAAACTTATTGAATCGAATGTTTGCAGTATCTTCAAAGCCCATCTGGAAATTGAAAGCACGCGCGGCAATCAGTGACGGGGAAGCCCACGCCTCGATGCCGCTGTTAGCAACAAGCATTTGTTCGTTAGCCAGGCGTAACTGAATCAGTCTTGCATTCTCATCATCAAGCGCCTTCAGCTCGAGCGCGCGTAACTCTTGCTCAAGGATCTGTTCACGACGTTTGTTCGCCTCGATCTGGTCAAGAGTAGTAACAACGGCTCCCGCCGCCATTGCCGCCATTGCTATATAGAAAGTTGCACCACCGTCAGCCATTAGTATTCCACCTCTGCCGCAAGAGCAAGCGCCTCACATGGCACTGGTATGTCGTTCACGATTGTCAGCGTTGGCCGTTCGTCGTAGCCAAACAGATAGAATTTCTGCAACCCGGTAATCGGTTCAGGTTTCACGCCCAAGTCATTTTGTGCGAGGAAGGTTGTTATCCGGTTGCCTTCGAGCTGAATTGCCGCCGTTGATGCAACGTAAACATCAGCCGAGATAATCCGTTTTGGAACCCCACCCGTTACGCCTCCCTGATCCTTAATTTCAATCGGCATGATCTCAAGCGTCGATGTGAAGCCCAAGCCGATCGTGATGTTATCCCTACTGATCGGATCAAGGTTAATCGTATCAGCGATATAAGTGAACTCACCGAGATAGTAATCAGGGTCGTGGGCCGACTGGTCAACACTGGTTCCGACCTGAACAACCTCGTTGGTCAAGTGCGGAGCATCGCTAGTCCATATCTGTTTCGATGCGTCAGTTGCCTGAACCGCAGAATCGAGAGTGACATCGAGTTCAAAGCGTTCGAGGAATCTGCCGGTCGCCCTCTCGACCAATGCGTACAGCTTGTCCTCGATCACTGTCAGAGATAAGTAGTTGCCCTGGGTTTGCCAAATTCCCCATGATCTTATTTGTTCTTGGCGAGATGCGTGATACCAAGTTATGTCTCCGTCACTCTTGACGAAGAATGCAATCTGCTCTGGCCGATCATAGCCACCGTACAAAATTTCGACTTCGGTAACGCCAGTGACAAATTCTTCAGCGATGAGCGAGATAGGTTCAGATGCGTAGCCGGCTATACCGGATACCCAAATGAACTCACGAACCGCATTTCCCTGCGCTTGCACAAATATCGTAGATTCATCGAACAGTTTTGGCTCGATTAGGCTTTTGGTTCCGTAGCGAGTTTGCTTAATAAGGTTGAATGTTTCTGGCTGTAACGGCTCATTTTCACTCTGCGGAGCGTAGAACTCGCCGGCATCACTAAATACCTGTAGATGAGGACCACTAACAATGTCGTTGATCTTGTTTACTTGTTTGTCAGAGATCACCACTTGAATTGAATCGGCAGGGAACGCATCTCCTACATCGTAGTTAAAAAACGCAGCAACCCTCGACCCGAAGATATGGGCTGGAAGTGAGGAACTACCTGCAAGCCAAAGGCGCTGCGAGTGGAACTCGATAACGGAAGGGTAACCATGCGTCGGAGTGAAAGCTTCCTCATCCCAATCTCTACTCAGCACCGGATTCACGTTCGAGTTTGCTGTTATCGTTGCGACATTTCCGCTGGTAAGCCCCTCAACTTGTTCACTCGATAGGGGTGGGAAAAGACCGCCGATCATTCCGATAGTAATTTCGTTGGTCGATTTATCGATGACCTGGCCTTTCACGCCAGAGTCACGACCTACAATTATTTCATCAATCTCAAAATCACTCGCAGCATCGTTTGCTTCAAACTGAAGCACCGCACCCGGATCTAAGTCCTCGAGGATCGTGCCGGTCGCAGTGAACGATGGAGGAGCTGCAACAGAATCAATGAAAATCTGCTTGCCGCGATAGCGGATTGCACGACCCACATGACGAGCTTCAAATATTTGCTCATTGGATGTAATGGTAACGCTGTCGCCATCATCCTTACCGTTGACTTCGATCGCATTGGCAAGCGACTCAAACTTAACGAAAGGCATAGCCTTCGGATAATCATTATTAAGTCCAACGCCCTCGAAGTCGTATGCTTCCTGAACGAAGGACGATGCACCAGTGCGGCGAATCATTACCGTGTTCCAAAGCTCATGCGCGAGGAACATGACATCAGCCGTCTGCGTTATCGACATCGTTTTGATAATCACGTCGGTCCACGCAATGCCAGTAATCTGAACCGTATCGATGAGGGTGCCGGTTACTTCGTCATAGATATTGATCTGATCGTCAGCGGTATCGACACCACTCCAGCAGAACGCGAATAGGTAAGTCTGAGTCTCCGAGAATATGAAAGCCTCGATGCGGACTGCAAACTCATGTTCGGCAAGGAAGATCGAACCCGGTCGACGGCGCATACCACCAGTGACCTTCGGCCACCAGTTAGTCCAAGCATCGACTCGGACAACAACCCACCTGAAAAGTTGGTTTGGAAATTGCGGAAGAAAGGCATTACCGCTGCCGCCAGAATCTATCGAGACTCCCTGACCTATTCCGAACGATCTTACGGAGGTTGACCTTCTGGTTAGTCTGAGCCTGAGCGTCTTCGGTCCTTGCTCTGCGGTAGTGCTCATCAGCCAGATTCTTTAGTGAACCTGCAACACCTTCCCTGCGAGCAATAGAGAATGAAAGCATCGTCGCCAGCCGGTACACGACAAGCAAACGGAAGTAAGGATTCCAAAGGGATTCATCAGCGCGGTAGCGATACTTCAAAAATACGACATCGTTTTCCGTGTCCATCGTGTGAACCTGATCTTGAAAACGATCGTAGTCGATTACTCGACTTCGGTTCGACGCGGCCGAACCACCGTCATTG